TGTGTGCTGGTATTCAGCAGTGTTTGCTGAGGATTAAGACCAATATAACTCATTAGGTGATTTCCAATATGCTCATCACGGTATCAATGCTGGTACCTGCGCTGCTTTGAACGTACATTGTGTCGCCAGTGATCAGTACCAATTTCTGATCCCCGCCGCCCACTACCAAACTGGAACCAGCTGGCACCGGACCTCTGGCAATTATATAAGTGTTGGCCACTCCGTTGTTGATAAACACATTGGCTGTGATAGCACTGCTGGTGGTATTGGTCACGCTGAGACCCACCACTATGGTTTTGGTGCTGGCTGGCACTGTGTATGCGCCCACTGGGGCAGCAGTGGTTCCAACGTTTTGTTCTAGTTTTCTCGTGAATGTATTTGCCATTTTTTATCCTAATGCTATTGATAATGCTATTGCATCATCCACAGTGGCTGCCACTGCTCCTGCAATATTTATGGAGGTTGTGGCTGCGATGTTGTTGGCTGTGATGTTGCCTGTGGTAGTGATATTGGTGGTCATGTTCAGCGCACTGAGCACATTTCCACTCAAACTCAATCCTGCAGCCCGTAAATTTCCGCTGGTGATATTGCCAGTGGCTGAAATTGCCCCATTGGATATGACGTTTCCACCAGTAACGTTGCCAGTTACACTGATTGCAACACCCTGCAATTGACTTGTGGCATTGATCACACTGCCAACTATGTTGCCAGTGGCTGTGATAGAACCTGCTGTGTTGATATTGCCACCAGTGATGTTGCCAGTGGCTGTGATTAATCCTGCTGTGCTAACATTGCCACCTATGACATTGCCTGTGGCACTGACAGTTAATCCTTCAACCAGTGCGCTTGTTATGATGTTGCCACCTGTGATGTTGCCTGTGGCTGTGACCAGGCCCGCAGTTTGAATATTGCCGCCAGTGATGTTTCCCACAGCACTGACTGTGTCAGACTGCATCAAAGCAGCAGTGACCAAATTGCCACCAATGACATTGCCAGTGGCTGTGATTAATCCTGCTGTTACAACATTGCCACCGTCAATGTTGCCTGTGACTGTGGCAAAACCTGCTGTTATTAAATTTCCACCAGTGATGTTGCCCACAGCAGTGATCAAACCGCCAGTTACCAAATTGGCACCAACTATGTTGCCTGCTGACGACAACAGTGTGGTAGCCAATATATTGCCGCCACCAATGTTGCCAATCACTGTGCTGATATTGCCTGTTACTGTGGTTTTACCAGCCACAGTCAAATCTCCACCGCTGGTTGTGGTTATTGCACCAGCTATGGTCAATGCATTTGCTGTGTAGTCAAACACCAATCCAGCGCCGCTGCCAATAGAGCCCAACTGGTTGAACAACACTTCACTGTTGGCGCCAGTCAGAGTCAAACTACCAGTCACGTTACCAATGAATGTTTGTGCTTGAATGTTGCCTGCTGAAAAGATATTTCCTGTGGCACTGATTATACCATTGGTCAGTACATTGCCTGTCACACTAACTTGACCTGCAGTGACTATGTTACCACCAGTGACATTGCCTGTGGCACTGACTTGCCCTGCTGTTAAGAAATTTGCACCAGTGACATTGGCTGCGGCAGTGATTTGCCCCAATGTACTGATGTTTCCGCCAATCACATTGCCTGTGGCATTTACAATTGCTGCAGACACATTAGCTACAGCTGACACATTGCCACCAGTGATGTTGCCAGTGGCTGTGATTGTGGCAGTGCTTACTGAATCAGAACTCACAGCAAGAACAGCCAGTAAATTGCCACCAGTAACATTGCCGGTGGCGCTGACTTGACCAGCTGTGTTTAAATTGCCTGTGTCTATATTTCCTGTCACACTCAAATTGCCCAGTGTGCCAACTCCAGTGGCCAAAACACCAGTCAATAAAGAGCCATTGCCACTGTAGAAATTACCAGTGATGTTGCCAGTTGTGATGATGTTGTTGGTGGAATTCAACACACTCAATATGTTGCCAGTGAGACTGATATTGGCTGCATTTACTGAGTCAGCTGTGACGTTGCCTGTGGCGCTTACATAGCCAGCTGTGACTATATTGCCACCAATCACATTACCTACTGCTGTGATTCGATCACTTGCAATTAGATTTGCTCCAGCAATGTTGCCTGTGGCAGACATTGATGCTAACGCAAGCGAACCTGATGTGATCAAATTACCACCAGTGATGTTGCCGGTGGCTACCATGGACACTGCTGACACTGCTGCAACTGCTATAACATTGCCACCTGTTATGTTGCCGGTGGCGGTGACCAAACCAGAGGTGATTAAATTACCACCAACTATGTTGCCAATTATAACTCCAAATGCGGCACTCAATCCAGCACCAGTGATCAAATTGCCACCTGTGACATTGCCAGTGGCTGTAATCAAACCTGCTGTTGCAATGTTTCCGCTGGTGATGTTGCCTATGGCAGTAACCGAAGCAGCTGACACTATCCCTTGTACAAGTACATTGCCGCCTGTTACATTGCCACTCACTGCCGCAGACTGTGCATAAATTCCTAGATTGGCATTGACATTAGAGCCACTGACATTTCCAGTCATAAACGTAGAAGTACCAGTGAAGAACTGTGCATTTATGGTGTCTGCTGCTATTACGTTGCTGCCGCTGATGTTGCCAGATACTGACACTGTGAAACCAGTGTGTGTGACAGCATTGACATTGGCTCCACCTTGGATATTGCCACCAATGATGTTGCCCACGGCCGAAATCAAACCTGCTGTGCGCAAATTTCCACTGTTGACATTGCCTGTGGCGCTGACTGCCGCAGCTGACACAAGAGATACAGCTACCACATTGCCGCCTGTAACATTGCCTGTGGCAGAAATCAATCCTGCTGTTAAAATATTAGCACCAGTGATGTTGGCACCAGTTATGGCACCTGTGGCCGAAACAATGCCACCAGTAAGCACATTGCCACCAGTTATGGTTCCTGTGGCTGACACTTGTCCAGCAGTGCGAACATTGCCACCTGTAACATTGGCCACTGCACTGACTGCTGCGTAACTGTTGACATTGCCACCTATTACATTGCCGCTGGCGCTCAAAGATACTGAAACAACCAACACATTGGCTTGAATGTAGTTGGTAACAAAATTGTTGGCACCAGTGATGTCGTTGATCACGGCCAAGTTGTTGCTGACTATGTTGCCGGTGACATTCAATGGAGTCAACACATTGCCCGACAAGCTCAATCCTGTGGCTTGCAAATTTCCACCAGTGATATTGCCTACTGCGCTTACTTGTCCCAGTGAATTGAGATTACCGCTTCTAACATTGCCAGTCACACTCAAACTGGGTAACACTCCCACATTGGTAGCTACCACGCCAGACAGTTGCGAACCGTCACCAACAAATACACCGCCTACTATGCTGCCAAGTGCAGTGATTTTGCCGGCGGTGATAATGTTGCCACCAGTGACATTGGCCGAAGTAGTGATTGCACTGACACTGTTCAATGCTGATATCACATTGCCTGACAGGCTCAACGCCACAGCATTGACAACGCCGCTGGTCAAGGTGCCTGGAATATTGGCCGAAGCAGCACTCACTACACCTGCAGTGATGACATTGCCACCAGTGACATTGCCTGTAACAACTGCACTCACAGCACTTACCGCACTGATTGCTATGACATTGCCACCAATCACATTGCCCACTGCACTAACATTGCCCGAAGCTTTGACTAAGCCTATAGCAGACAAATTGGTGGCTGTGAGTCCAGTGTTGGCAAACACTGCCACATTGGGTGTGCCATTCACACTCACACTGATATTGCCGTTGGCGCCGTTGATCACCAGGTTGCTGTCGCCCAGTGCAAAAGATCCGCTGGCCACATTTGCTGTGCCTTGCACAGCAAAAGATCCACCCACTGGGTTTCTCAAAACAATACTGTCAGTGTTGGACGTGATTGTTGAGTCGCCCAGTCTTATGGTACTGCCAGACAACCAAATGTTGGCCCAACGTTGTGTGCTGGATCCAAGACTGTAAACATTGTTGGCTGCAGGTAAAATGTTGCCTGCAAATGTGGCACTGGTCGTGGCAAACACTGCACGATTGCTGAGTCCGCCTACACTCACTGCCACGTTGCCGCCAGGAGTCACAATGTTTACTGTGCTGTTGCCACTGACCAAATTGGATGCTGTGGTCAAAATACCAGTCAACAATGCACCATTGCCAAGAAAGTAATTGCCTAGCACATTACCTGATGCAGTCAAGGTCACAGCAGAAATTACATTGGCGCCAGTGATATTTCCGTTGACCCCAGAAGTTACTAAATTTCCAGCAGTTACATTGGCTGCAACGTTGACACCACCGGTGGAAAACACTGCCACATTACTTACGCCACCAATTGACACTGTGGCATTGCCGCCCGAACTCACAATTCGAACATTACTGGTACCAGAATTGATGCTGCTGCCAGCAGTGGTTACATTGGTAAGTCCAGCACCATTGCCCACGAAATACTGGGCATAAACTGTGTCGATTCTTTGAGCGGGAGCGCCGATATCATACACAGCATCAATGCTGGGCATGATTGAACTGTTGGCTTGGATATTGCCAATTCCATTGGCTCGAAGTACCAGATTGTTGTTGGTACCAGTGACTGTGATAGTATTGCCGGAGATAACGACATTGCTATCCACCGGACCCGCAGCGAATATCTGGGTGAAATTGTTATTAACAGCTTCAAAAGCTGTTCTTAATGGTTCACCAGTGCCATCGTTGGCAGCGGCGCCTACATCTATAATATTTTGTGCCATGGATAAACAAGGTCCTCTGATGTATTTACCAAAAGGACTTGTTTGCTATTTTAGCCAATTCTTGTGTAGGTCAGATAAGCACCGCTTTGTACTGCTAAATCGTTGCTGGAAGTTTGAGCTTGAATGGTCACATTGGAATTGCTCACACTGCTTTGAATAGTGCCAGTTACTCTGGCAGCACGTGGAGTGGTGCCAGTCATTGCTTGTGTGGCAGTTGCGGCTGCCGACACATTTGAAGTTGATGTGCTGAATGCACCTGTTTGTGTGGCTTGTGCTTCCACAGTGTAGTAACAGATACCAGCATCGAAGTATGTGCTAAACGCAGTGGTAGTAGAACCTGCTGGCAGTATGGGCAAGTATGCTTCAAATTTGTAACTTTGTCCTGCCAGCACAAAAAATCCCAAATTGCCCACGTTGGCCATGGTTGCTGACGTCATGGTAGTGGTGGTATTTTGCCACACAATGTTTTCTGCACCAATGCCGCGACCACCGCTGAGTGTGTTCACTGTCAGTGTGCTTGTGGTAGTGATGCCCGACACACAGGCATTGCCTGTTACAACGTTGGCCACTGTGCTGAAGCCTGACCCAGCATTGATAACCCCGTTGTTGGTGATATTGCCTACAGCACACATGACACCGTCACTGTTGACATTGCCGCCGGTGACGTTGCCTGTGGCGCTGATACCTAATGCGCCGGCACTGACTGCACCAGTACTGATCACATTGGCACCGGTGATATTGCCTGTGACTGTGGCCAAACCTCCAGTGATCAAATTGCCACCAGTGATGTTGCCTGTGACACTGGCCAATCCTGAATTCAAAATATTTCCAGTACTGACATTGCCAATCACACTGGCATTGCCGCTGACGAAGGTATTGCCACTCACTGCAAATGTGTGCAAAGGAGCAATATTGGCCACTCCCACATTGCCCACACTGTCCACTGTGACCCTGGCTGTTGCTGCCGCGCCGCCGTTGCTGGTAAAAATCTGTACCAAGGCATTGCCCAAAATACTGTTGGCTGTGCTTTTGATAGCTGATGTTACTCTGGCACCAGATCCTGACAAATCGTTGGTATACCATTCAATAGCACCAATTACAGTGCCATCACTGAGGGTGGTATCAGTGTCTTCAAATCTCAACAGTGGTGTACCCGCACTGGCATCTTGCTTTATCAAAAACACATTGCCAGTTACATTGCCTGTGGTGTTGATGTTGCCTGCATCCACGTTGCCAGTAAAGCCCACAGCACCAGCAAAAGTTGTACCGGTTGGGCTGATTACCATAATGTTGCTGACACCGCTAGGATTGAATGTGATGTTGCCGTTGATCACAGGAATTTCAACACTGGTGGTACCATTAAAAATTTTGTCTGCGTTGATATTGCCTGTCAACACTGCATTACCAGTCACCGTGAGATTGCCCACAATGTTCACATTGGTACTTTCTAAGGTGACTAAATCACCTGCATTTATGGTTTGAACAGTGTAATCACCGCTGACACGTTTGACTGTTGACATTTACAGATCCTTTGTGTTATTTATGCGGTTCAAAAAGTCTGCAACAGGCATGTGTCTTAAATTTGCCAGTCCATTGAGCTCGTTTACTGTGGCTGTGGTTTCTCCTTGCACTCGATAAAAACTTATTTTGGGATAGTCTTTTATCACAGTGGCCAACTGTCTAGCCCAGTTGCCAGTGTAGGTAGGCAAAGAATTGCTTTTTTTATAAAATTGTGTGTCAGCATACACATTGTTGAAACGATTGTTTTGTGCTGGTCCCATGTCAAATCCAATGAGATACACTGCTATGTTGCGGTCCAGTGCAGCAATGCCCACTGCAATAGGTCCTGAACTAAACCCAAAATAGCTTTGTGGCACAGTTTTGGCACCCAAGCCTGGCATGGGCCTGCGAGTGTACATGCGATTTTTGGTAGCGTAGCCTGAATTTTGTATTTCTTGGCTGATTGCTTTGTCAGTGCTGACCAACACTGTGGGGGTGTGCTCACGATAAAGAGCGTTACAACCATACACAGGTCCAGTTGCTTGTAGTGTTTTGACATCTACTTCAAGTCTGCTGATGCCGTTGCCTAATACAAATCCAATACTCATAAAAAAGTCCTCCCATTATGTATCTGGGAGGACTTGGTAGTGTTACAAATTAGGATTGAACGTTGTCCACAATGGCCAGGTTCAACAGATTCTGTTGTCCAGTAACGTTTTGCGCAGCAGTTGTGCCAGATTTGATAACTGTACCTTCGTCTGTGAAGAAGTTGGCAACTAATCGAACATCATTGGTCACTTCGGCTTGAGTAAATCCTGAACCGCCAGTGAAGTCTAACAAGAATTTGTTAGTCAACTTGCTGATTGAAACGGCAGTAGAATCAGTGTTGGTATAGGTAATAGCCATCAAACCAGCTGTTGGTGTTTGACCGTTTCCTATCACACACACACCAACTAAATTGGCTGTACCAGTACCTGCGCCAACTGCTGTAGCAGTGAAAATTGTACCTACGCCGTAGTTGGTAGGGGCGCCACAGGCCACCCAGTCAGTTGTGCCAACTGCGACAATTATGTAAGCAAGCCCAACTACCATGTCTTCGTCAGCAATGCTGGTAACATCACCAACCAGATACTTGCGTGAACCTTTCTGACGAATAATGTATCCTTGAGCATCCCCAGCACTACCAGTAATGTTAACAATAACATCAACTCTGGGGTTGGTTGCACTGGGTGCATCAGTTGGGCCTGCGCCACCAACTACACCTAGATATTGAGCTGAGTCAAGAGTCTGCGTTGGCGAATTAAACACCGGTGCAGTCAATGAACCAAAGTTGGGGAAGCCAAGATCCACACCAACGGCTGCGCCGCCATTGCCAGATCCAGTGCTTGATTTTTGTATTTTAAGAGGACGTCCCATTTTGTTTCTCCTTATAGAAGTCCGATGCGAGTTCTAGTCGCTACGCGGTGGGTTAAACCGCATAAAACGCAGAATTGCGTTGACAAGTATTTATGGATATCAAAAATAAATTGGTGCGCTGTTGCTATTTTAAATACTACATGCACCCAAATCAACTTATAGAACAAGGCAATCAATTTCGCTCAGACTGTCAACCTCAACAGGCCTTGGCCTGTTATGCACAGGCTTTTGTGGCAGATCCTGACTCGGCCGCAGCCTTCAACAATTATGGCAATGTCATGCGTGAATGTGGACAACCTGCCAGAGCCATACCTTTTTTGCAACACGCTATAATACTTGAACCCAACAATGTCACTGCTAGATTCAATTTGGCTGTGTGTCATTTGATCCAGGGAGACTATGCACAAGGATGGCCGGCCTATGAATCACGTTGGCAGTACGAACACTTGGCTGGTACACAACCGCAACACAGTCAGCCGCGCTGGACTGGTGAAGACCTCAAAGACAAAACCATACTAGTAGTAGGCGAACAAGGTCACGGGGACAACATACAGTTCTGTAGATTTTTGTACAATCTGCATGTGTTGGGTGCTCGCATACTGTTACAGGTCACGGACGGGTTGATTCCCATGCTCAGTGCCAGCCCTATACTTTCATGGGTGGGTGGATACACTGAAGAAATTCCTGAAACGTTTGACTACTGGGTGTCCATCATGAGTTTGCCAGGTGTGCTAGGTATTCACTTGCACAATCTTCCGCCACAGGTGCAGTATCTCAATCCTCCATTGAATCTCTATCAAAACTGGCTGAAACTGCTTGGACCAAAAACACGCATGCGGGTGGGATTTTCATGGTCAGGGCGCAGAGATGCTTGGCTCAACAAACACAAAGGCATGCCGTTTGAAGACATGCTGGACATTGTGCGCCGCAACCCACAATACGAATGGATCAGTCTACAAATAGATGCCACTGATGAAGAATCTCAAGCATTAGCTGATGCCGGAGTAAATTTGTATCCTGGTTCTATTCAGAGTTTTGCAGACACTGCTGCTTTGATAGCATGCACAGATGTTGTGATCAGTGTGGACACAGCCATTGCACATTTGTCAGCTGCGCTGGGTCGACCCACGTGGTTGATGTTGCAGTGGTTTGCCACAGACTGGCGTTGGATGCTGGACCGTGACTCCAGCCCATGGTACAGTACCATGCGCATATTCCGTCAACCTTCAATGGGTGACTGGGCATCAGTTACCAAGAAGATAGAACAATACTTGAGTTGGTTCAAGGTGTAAACATTTGCATTTGCGCCATGATCTTGTTTCTAAATGCTTCGCTGTGAAAATACTGTTTGTTCTTTTCAATTCTGGGCAATAGCTTGTTGTAGTCATTTAAAATAGTTCTGCCACGGATCCAGGCATCCATAAACTGTGCTATCTTGTTGATTCTGATCAATTG